CTTACAGAATAAATCTGAGATAGATTATTTGGTTAATTATGGTAAAGGTGACCAGCCTGTTTTATTAAAAACTAAGGTAGTCAGAGATGAAATAAACCATAAGATAGTCATGAATCATGCTCAGATGATAACTAGAAGTGTTAATGGATACTTTCTTGGAACACCAATTCAGTTTATACAAAGTGGATATACGGATAAGAAAGAACAGATAGATATGCTCAATAGGTTTGTACAGTATGAGGACAAGTCCTCGTCTGATAGTGAACTTGGAGTATTTCAAAGTATGACTGGTACTGCATATAGGATAATCTATACCGATGGATTATTTGCAGATGAAGTTCCATTTGAGGAAAGAACTCTTGACCCATCAACTACTTATGTGGTATATCAGAATAATATTGCAGAGAAACCATTATTGGGGGTAACTTATTATACCATAGTTAATGAGGATAATGCAATAGTTGGAATGAAAATATATGCATATACTGATAAGGGTAGATATGAAATAGTAACTGACGATTTAAGTGGACTTGTAAATGAAGATTCAATGATTGACTTTCTTCCATACTCAGTTGGTGGTATTCCAATAATAGAATATCCTAACAATATGTGGAGAATAGGTGACTGGGAATTATGTATTGGACTCATGGATGCCATAAATGATTTACAGTCTGGCAGACTTGATGATATAGACCAAGTTATACAGTCATTGTTAGTATTTATAAATGCTGATGTAGACCAAAATGGATATGACCAGATGCGTGAGAGAGGTATCGTTCTACTGAAGAATACTACTGGAAATCCAAGTTCCGTTCAGACTATGAGTAATGAACTTGACCATACTGGTATGAATTTGTTTTCACAGGAATTAGAATCTATGTTGTATGCCTTGATTGGTATACCAGATAGGAATAACCGTTCTGGTGGAGGTGGAGATACTGGACAGGCAGTTGAACTTAGAGATGGCTGGGCAGATTTGGAAACACTTGCTAGGAATAAGGAACTTGCATTTAAGAAGTCAGAGAAACAGGCTTTGAGAATCATTCTCAATATAGTGAATGGTAAGTTAGGTTTTGACCTTTCTTTATTGGATATTGATATTAAATTCTCAAGAAATAAGAGCAATAACCTTTTGGTTAAAACACAGGGATATACAACTCTGTTGGCTACAAAAACTCTTAGTCCAGAAGATTGCTTGACAATCGTTGATATTGTTTCAGATGTAAATGAGTATATATCAAGAGGTAAAGCTTTTTGGGGAACTGCATTTGCTGGATTAGAACAAGCTACTGTTGCTGTTGATTCTAGTAAAGTAGCATTGGAAACTGCAAAAAATCCTCCAGAACCAGTTGTACAGAAGGAAGTAGTTAAAAAGGAGGTTAGTAAATAATGGCAGAACAGAGAGTAATAGCAATTGATTTAGATAATATATCCACTACACTGACCTCCGATACCCTTATTAGACAGGGTGAGAGTAAAGCTTCAAGGCTTGAAATCACTCTCAATGAGGAATTTACTGGATTTGATTATGTGCTTGTATTCCAAATTAATGATAACATACCTTATTCGGCATCTGTAACACCAAGTGAAGGTATCTTATCATTTGAATTAAGTAATACAGTAACTTTTGATTCTGGATATTTAAAAGTTGAACTTCAAGCATTTAATGTTGATGATGAGATATTAATAAAAACTTGTGTGTTCACATTCAAAATTAAAATGTCGGTAGAAGGAACACCTATTGATATACCTATATCTGATTACACAGCTTATATTCAATTGGTCGAGTATTATATGAATAAAGATATATATGACCCACAGGGTATAGTATCTGACGCATTTGATATGGATAATATGACCGATGGTGTGGATAAAGTGGCAATGTTAGTTAGTGAACGAATAAAATTAAATGAACTATCTACTGGTGGTAATTCGGCATATGCTAATCAAATTGATGCCCCACCTATTGACCCTAATATTATAGATGATGAGTTTGATGGTGATTCTCTTGATGATAAATGGATATGGGTAAACCAAGGACTATCAAGTGTTTTAGTTGATAATAGTATTATTGAATTAACTGCTGAAAATCAAGATAATGGAGTTGATTGTAGGGGTATAATTCAACCAGCACCTGATAGTATAGATTTCACTATTGTGACTAAATTTTTAGGTACTAATCTTTGGAAAGATTATTCCAAAACTGGAATATTAATATCTGAATCTCCAACTGGTAAACAACTTGGTATTTGGCACGCATATGATGGTAGTTGGAAAGGCTTGATGGGTGAATTTTTCGCAACTCCAGCTACAAGAGGTGCTTATACTTATTATGGTACACCAGTTCAAGCACAAGGTGGATATATTAAGACTAGGATATATAAAGTTGGTGAAATATGGTATGTTGATTTCTATTATAGTTTAAATGGATATGTTTGGATAACTTCCAAAATAGGATTGGAAATTGGGTTTACTCCAAATTATGTTGGTTTAGGATGGGACTTTGAAACAGCAGAAGTAGGAAAATCTTACTTTGATTGGTTTAGGGTTACAATTTATAATATTGGGTTATAGTGTAAATGAATAATTAATAAAGGAGATTGATAAATATGGCAATAGTAAAAATATCAATAGATAATTTAGAAAGCAATGTAAAGCATTATGTATGTCTTCCAACAGATGCAGTTTCTACCTTCGCAACGGATATAGGTGATGGGTCAACAATGTCGGTGAGAAATGCAGTATCACTTAAGCAAATTGCTAGACTTAGATTCGATGGAGTTGTTTGGCAGTATATTGAAGAACCAGAAGTTGAAGATTTATTCGATGTTAAAATAGTTGCTGGAAGTGGTACTGGTTTAGACACTTATGCAATTGATTTGGAGAACAAGGCATTTAAGTATATCCAGATAGCAATAGCTGATACGGATTCCAAAACCTTGACAGTAGCTAATGTTCCTACGGAAGCACAGTTTGAACTTAAAGTAGTAACAACTGCAACTGGTACAATGGGTGCATGGATGGCTGGAATAGTATGGGATGCTGGAACTGCTCCTACTCTTACAACTGGTAAAACTATTAGATTGAAATTCTACACAGTAAACGGTGGAACTGCTTGGCATGGTAAAATACTCGGTACTTGGTAGTGAATAGGGAGATTAAATTATCCCTTTCCATTGTAATAAATAATTGTAAATTTAGGAGGTTAATATGAGTGTAAAAGAAGTATTTAGAAATGAAGGAAGTAATATAAAAACATATATGTGTTTGACAACTGATTTATCATCTACTTATCCAACTAATATAGCGTGTGACCCATTAAGTAAAATGATAGTGGTCAATGTTAGTACACATATAACAGATAAGTATTTATTCTTTGATGGTACTAATTGGAATGAAGCATAAAGGAGGTAAATTATGGAAAGACAAGATGATTTTAAAACAATATTAGAGATGCACAATGCTAATATTGGAAGATTAAATAGCAAACAATTGGAAAATATTGTTCGTGAACAGTACAAAGTTTACGGTTGTTTTTGGAACAAAGGCTCAAGCCCAACATTGACAAGAATGCAGGACGCAAGGGGAGCAGTGGCAAACGCAGGAGTTGATGCAGTAAAAGCCTACAACGAATTTGATTTAACGCCGTTGTTTAAAGACTTTACGGAGGTTACTGACAGCTACGGCAATGTGTTTGTAAGAATCCCTAAGATGTATATTAAAAAGGTTGATGCAAGTGGCTACAAATCAAGACAGATAAGCAGAACGCCATTTACAGGAGCATATCTGCCAGAATGCTTTAAAAACCAAGCAACAGGCTTAGAACTTGATTATATTGATGTGGGTAAATATGTAGCCACTACCACGGACGGTACAAAGCTTGAATCAAAAGCTGGCGCATATCCCCTGATAAACAAAAATATAGTACAGTTCAGGGATATGGCAAAAGCTAATAATATTGGCGCGATAAAAGGTTATCAGATAATGGACATCCATGTTATGGATTTATTGCAGACATTGTTTTTGATAGAGTTTGCAACGATAAACAGCCAGAGTATAGTTGCGGGATATACAAATGGCCAATATACGGATACGCACCTGATAACAGTAGCTACTACAAACACGAACACAGCCATAGTGGCAAATGCAACAGCCGCGTTATATGCAGTAGGACAAGTAATATCAGTTGGCTCAACGCAAGGCGGAAATCAGAGATTTTACGGACGAACAATAACGGCAATAGGAGCAAACGATTCAGGCGGCGCAGGAAATGCCGTAATAACTTTTGATGGTGTGGTGGCAAGTTTATCCGTAAATGACAGACTGTATAATACGGGCATGAAAACAGGGTTTAGTTCTGCCATAACCACAAGCGTTGGCAGCCCTACATCAAACTCAGATGGTAAAAAATCATTCGTTTATCATGGCATAGAATCGCTATACGGTGATGTTTGGCAGTTTGTAGATGGTCTTAATATTAACGAGAAGCAAGCGTGGGTTTGCAAAAATGCAGATAACTACGCAAGTAATGTGTTCGCGGCACCTTACGAGCAGTTAGGATATGTCAACGGAAATACTGATGGATATACAACGGCAATGGGTTATGATGCAAATTTACCGTTTTGTGAACTACCAGTGGCAGTCGGCGGCGCATCAACAACTTATTACTCGGATTATTATTATCAGACCACCGGTCAGAAGGTGGCTCGTGTTGGCGGCAGCTGGAGCAATGGCGGTAATGCCGGTTTGTTCTTCTGGAGTCTGTACTACACGTCCTCCTATGCCGGCGTCGACATCTCCTCCCGCCTTCTTAGAAAAGCCCTGTGAGGGGGATAGGGGGTAAAGCCTGTAGTCAAAATACACAAAGCAAGGAAGGTGGTTAGTAACCATGACAAAAGAAATAAGATATGCAACAATACCTGAAACATTTGACGAAACAAAGCACTATATTGAGCAGTTGCCAGCAGTAGATATGGGTGAGTATCTGTGGGTTGATGTTATAGTCAAGAATTTAGATTTAACATCAACACCAGAGTCGGCACCCGTGACAAGCGAGCCATATGTCCCAGAGCCTACAACGGAAGAAAATATAACATTAATGGCTGAACAATTAACTTTAGCACAAACTGCACTTGACTTTATATTGATGGGGGTTGTGTAAATGAGCGGATATTTAGCAATGAGAATAGAATTAGGTAGATTGGATTATGCAGCAGTTGTGGCAAAATACACACAGTTTAAGGCTGAAATAGACGGAATACTTATCAATGACGGATTTCAAAGTTTAATAGTTTAACTCGCAATTGATTAATATTGTTCGTAACATTATTATGGGAGATTGGATTCTCCCTAATTTTTTAATATATTATATCACAATGGAATAATATTGTCAATAGTCGGTTATAGTGTTTATGAAAATAATGTGATGGGGCGAGAGTCATGTCATGGGATTTAATAGGAGGAAGAAAGATGGCAGATGTATTAACACAGGAACAGATTGACAAGTTGGTAGCAGATAAGATAGCAGAAGCAACTAAGGGATTACTTACTGAAGAAGAAGTAACTCGCAGAGTAACTGCTGAAGCTGATAGACGAGTAGAGAGTGGTATCCAGAAAGGTCTGGAAACTAAAAAGCAAATATGGGAGAGAGAGTATGCAGAGAGATTACAACTTAGTGCAGAGGAACTTGCTCAAAAGGAATACTCAGAAAAACTTCAAAGTGTAACAGCAAAGGAGAAAGAGATTCAAAAGAAAGCAAATAAACTCGAAGCAAAAGATATGTTATCCGAAGCATCTATTCCTAAAGCACAATATGAAAAACTACTAGGTATGCTTGTATCAGATGATGATGCTACTACAAAGGCAAATGTTCAAGGCTTTATTGATATGTATAATTCTACAAAAGTTGAATTAGAAACTTCAATAAAAAGCCAGTTCGCTAATATACCACCTCCACATACTGGTGGCAAAGATGATGTAGTAACTCAAGATTCTTTTAGGAAAATGGGATACGCAGACAAGTTAGCTTTTAAACAGGCTAATCCAGAACTTTACAAACAATATATAAAATAAAGGAGATAATACAATATGGGTACAAATTTAAGTTTTCCTTATGATTCAGAGATATTCAACTATGATTGGAAAAATACACCAGATGTAATTCTTACGAGCCTTTTAGATTCTGGTGCTATGGTTAATGATAGTGAAATAGCAAATATGATTTCCAATGGTTCGAATTTCTTCACAGTTCCTTTCTACAATATACTTGGTGGAACAGAGGATGTATACAACGGAGTAAGTAACTTTACTGGTGCTTCACTTACTGGTGGTAGCTATAGTGGTTGCGTATTCGGTAGAATGTCAAAATGGACTGCTAAATCGTTCATCAAAGACTTCAATAGTGGTGCTGACCCAATGGCACAGATAGTATCTGGAGTTGCTGGTTTCTGGCATAAAGCTAGACAGACAAGAGTTATCGCAATTCTTGAAGCAGTATTCGGTATTACTGGAGATGCAGATTGGACTAAGCATAAGATTAATATAGCAACTACTGGTTCAACTACTACTGATTCAAACAGAATGGGAGCAACAACTATCAATGATGCTTGTATATCAGCTTGTGGAGATATGGCTACAGACTTCACACTTGCCATCATGCATTCGAATGTTGCTAATAAACTGGCTAACCATCAGTTGCTTGAGTATAGCAAGTACACAGATGCAATGGGTATCACTAGAAATCTTCCAATAGGACAGATAAATGGTAAGACTGTTGTAATCAATGATAATGTTCCTACTAAATCATCTTCAAGTGATACTGATGAATTTGAGTACACAACTTATGTCCTTGGACTTGGCTCACTCAGATATGCACCAGCACCAGTTGATGTACCTTCCGAAATGGATAGAAACCCAGATACAAATGGTGGACTTGATATGATATACACTAGACTCAGAGAATGTATCCATCCTTATGGCTTCTCATTCAAGGGTGATGTTACAACTGATGTAGGTGTTCCAGATGCCGTTCTTACTGCTAGTGCTTCATACGAAAGAAAACTGCCAGCAAAGGCAATCAAAATGGTTAGAATTGTAACTAACTAGTAGAGGAGATAATGAGTATGTATATTTATCAGAACGGTAAGTTATATGCTCGTAAAGATGATAAGCTAGTCGGAGTGGATTTCTGCTCCGACCAAGCTATTCCTGTTGAGGGAACTGAATGTGAACTTGCAGAAATATATCAAGACTTATCTCTTTATGAGGTATTACGAAAGTTTCAGATTATAAATGGTAAGGATTATAAATTCCCTAGAGAGGTTGAGGTGAAAGCTGATGTCACAATCGAGCCAGTTGTCAAGCCTAAAAGAACTCCTAGGAAATCCATCAGTAAGTGATAGTATACTCCAGTTTTATCTGGATTGTGCTAGAGATATTATATGTGAGTTGAGAAACACAGATATGATTGAACTTAAATATTTAACAATCCAAATTAGAATGGCAGTTGAAATGTACAATAAAAGTGGTGCAGAAGGTCAAACTGCTCATAGTGAAAATGGAATTGCCAGAACCTATGAGAAAGGTGATATATCAGATTCACTTTTATCTAAGATTACTCCAGCAGTTAAAACCCCATTCTCAGAAGTTAGGATTGTTACAGTATGAGAACTTTAGGAATCAATAAAACAAAGTTATGGCTTGTTAGACAATCTGGTGTTACAGATAATTTTGATTCTGATGGATTTAAAACTGGAGAAAAGATAAAAGTTTATAGCACACCGACAATTGTTTATATAAATATTTACCCTTCAAACGGTAAGATTGTAGAACAGATATTTGGTAAAGATTATTCATGTGATATGATGGCAGTAAGCAACGAAGTACACTTGCTAAAAGATGATTTGTTATTCTTGTCATTACCAGTAAGTAATTATGATGAAACTTATGATTATAGATTGGACAAAATAAACAAGAGTATTAATACCACAAATTATGGATTAAGGATGCGAACTTAATGTTTAAGGATATACAAGTAAACATAGATATTAATAATATTGATGTTGGCATTAGAGAATGGAAAGAAGTTCACGCAAAGTTTCAACGAGGTTATGAACTTGGAATAGAGGAATTAGCAATTAGAGTTGAAGGTAAGATTCAAGAGTATTTAGATATGTATGGTCTTGGAGGTAGCGAATTATCAAGTACGGTTCACATATCAGAAGTTGAAGGTGGATTAAGAGTTGAAGTTGGCACAGACTATGCTATGTATGTTGAATATGGAACTGGTATCGTTGGTGAACAATCTCCACATCCCCATCCTTGGGCATATGATATAAACAATCATGGAGAACAAGGATGGCAGTATATTGGAAAAGATGGTAGACTTCATTGGACTATGGGTTCAGAAGCTAAACCTTTCATGTACAATTCATGGTTATGGGCAAAGCGAAGTGCATATAATATCATAATGAAGAACATAAGAAAACAATT